CTATTCTAGCTGCTCCAACGTCACGGCCAGCGCAAACGGCAGCGATGCCCCGGACGATGACGAGTTCTACCAGCTTCTGCTTGATAGTCAGGCAGCGTGGTCCAGCGCAGGGCCTGTTGGCAGCTACAAGTATTTCGCGAAGAGCGTGTCTACCAAAATCGCCGATGTGGTGGCGAACAGCCCAAGCCCCGGCACTGTCTGCCTGTACGCCGTCATGGATGATGGCAGCATTGCCCCGGACGAAACCAAGAAAGCGATGGTGGAGGTCTGCTCTGCCGATGAGGTACGGCCTCTGACGGACCACGTCATTTCTGGCGATCCTGATGTGGTGAACTACAACATCGACCTGACCTATTACCTGACCCGCGATGGAGACATCTCTGCTGCAGATGCACAAACCCGCGTAAACGAGGCTGTGCAGCAGTACATCGACTGGCAGTCCGGCAAGATGGGCAGAGATATCAATCCGGACAAGTTGCGGTATCTGCTGCTGGAAGTTGGCATCAAGCGTGTGGATTTGCAGCAGCCCGCATTCACCCCGCTGGAAGACGGCAAACCGTCCGTTGACCTGACCTCTGACAAGGTTCCGCAGGTAGCAAAGGTGGGCACGGTCACTGTGAAGAGCGGAGGGTACGAGGATGAATAACAGTCTGACCGCCGAGCGGATGATGGATTCCTTCCCGCTTGCGCTCCAGAAAGACCCGAAAATGGTTGCTCTGGCGCACTCCATTGCCAACGTGCTGGAGCAGCGGTTGGACGAAATCAACCTCGGCCAAATCTACACCCGCATCGACCAGCTGCCGGAAGACCTGCTGGACATTTTGGCAAAGGACTTCGCCGTAGACTGGTACGACCACGACTACGACCTCGCTGCAAAGCGGCGCACCATCAAGTCCGCGCCCTACATCCATCGTCACCGGGGAACCGCCGGGGCTGTGCTGCGGGGCATCCGGGCTATCTATCCCGGCTCCCGGCTGGAGGAATGGTGGCAGTATGGCGGCGAGCCTTACCACTTCCGGGTCATGCTGGACATGAGCGGCTCAGATACGTCCTACGTCAGCACCGAACGTGTGCTGTGGGCCATTGGCTACTACAAGAGCCTGCGGTCGCACAACGATGGTGTGTACTACCAGAGCACGTTCGGCATCGAGATTGTGACCAGCAGCGGCTATATCGTGTATGCGGTGCGCCGCTGCGGCACTTTCCCAAAAACGGCCACACAGGGCGGCATCTCCGCTGGGAACATCATCATCGTTACGGATGAGTTCGGCGGCAGCTACGCTCACCCCCGCACCGGGCAGCTTGACGCTGGCACGTTCCCGGCCACAGCCACACAGGGCCGCACTGCCGCCTCGGAAATCGAGGTTTTGACGGTGGACAATGGTGGAGCCTATGCACCGGAGAAACTGGCTGGAACCTACCCGGAGACGGCCACGCAGGGCTTCGATGATGCGGGGTATGTTATTGTGCAGACCGCAGACGGCAGCAGCACATACGCGGCCCCGGCATCCGGCGATCTGACAGCTGGTCTGCATCCGGCAACCGCCACATCCGGCGGCGCGTCAGGCGGAGGGCTTGTTGCCGAGGAATCCGGCCTCGGCGTTTCCTACATCGCAAAGGTGTGCGGCAGCGCACCGGGAATAAATTTTTAAGGAGGTAGCAGCATGATTGATTCGGCTGGCTTCGCAGACCTGCGGGGCTATCTCAAACGGCGCATTGCCTGTGCGCGTTTCCGTGTCGGCTCGACCTACTACACCGTTCCGCTTTCCGGCATCGACATTCTGGCTGATGGTACCGTCCGCGCCAGAGTGTCCATCGCCGGTTTGAACGAGATTACGGTGAACCGTGTGGAACTGCTCAACTCGGACAATCAGGTCTGGGCGCACGAGGACGTAAACATCAAAATCTCGACAGGTCAGACTGGTATTCTGTACTGGTTCGACTTTACCTTTACCGAGAAGAAAAAGGAGGAATGACCGTGTACGCAAAAACGGTATGGCTTGACCATGTAACGGACAAGCCCGGTCTGTACGTCATCAACGACAACCATGACGGAACATGGACCATCACTCCCGCTGGCAAGGTGATGCAGCAGGGCACCCCTCAGGATCAGGCACATTTCAATAACATCGAAAACGGCGTATGGGATATTTATGCCGCTTTCGGCATGATGTTCAATACCGTTCGGCAGCAGGGCTGGCAGCTGAACGAAACTGTGGCCACTATCGATAACTCGTGGCAGATCGTGTCCGGCATCGTTGACCTGACCAACGCCCGCACATATCCCTGTAACAACTCCAAAAAGAGCGTGTCGCTGGGCAAGAACATGGGCAGCACCAGCTATCTGGTTATGACCGAACTGGTCAAATCCGATGGCCCTGTCGGGGATATTGAGGTCAGCGAGAAGCTGGTCAACGGCTTCAAGCTGGCCTACAACGGCTCCGCAAAGTCCGCCACTATCAAATACATCGCAATCGGAGGTACTCTGAAATGACCGTTATCGAAAAAAATTCCGGCACCAAGATTCCCTACGAGGTCGTCAAGAACAAAATCTGCTTTGATGATGACCTGACCATCAACCTCGCCAAGCGCGAGGACGACCGTGACGTTCACATTGATGTGTGCTACGACAGCTATGGCGAGCTGGTCATCGGCGCAGCTGCCGGCCGCAGTTATGTGGCAGAAATCGATATCCCTGCCCGCCGGTACACCCAGCCGGAGCCCATTGAAGAAGTGACCGCAGACGGCGAGGAGAACGCCGAGGGTGGCACCCGCATGGGCAACAGCACCCCGGCGGAGCCGATTCCGTTTTCCATGGACAATGTGACCCTGACCCTGTGGGCCATCGACTGATAGGAGGTAACTACTATGGCTGCAAATTTTGACCTGACCAATCTGGCCGTCACTGGCCTTGCACCCGGCAATGAGCTGATTTACGACAACGCCGGCATGCCGTCCATCATGGTGAAGATCCCGAAGATGACCTATAAGCAGCTGGGCATGGGCGAATCCGCCGCCGTGCATCCGGCGTTCATCGTCAACGGGCAGGAAGTGGACGCGATCTACATCTCCAAGTACCAGAACATCGTGCAGGATGGCCGCGCATACTCTCTTGGCGGCGTTGATCCTGCGGCATCGCTGGATATGGACCACGCACGCCAGTATTGTGAGGCTAAGGGCGAGGGCTGGCACCTGATGACCCGCATGGAGTGGGGCTTGATTCAGCGCATGTGTGAGGCTGCCGGCTTCGTTCCGAAAGGCAACAACAACTATGGTCGCCACGACAGTGAATCGTTCTATAAGGCTATCCCGACCTATATGAGTGGCGATAAGATTGGTCGTGTCGCAACTGGTACTGGCCCGCTGACATGGTATCATGACAACAGTCCCAGCGGTATTTCTGGTCTGACTGGAAACGTATGGGAGTGGATGGGCGCAGTTCGTTCTGTGTATGGCGAAATCCAGTTCCTTGTCAACAATAACGGCGCAGACAGCGCACACAGCCAGTCTCCGACCTCGACCGAGTGGAAAGCTATCAGCTGCGTGGATGGTAGCTTTATCACCCCGGACGGAAAAGGCACCACCGCCAACTCCGTCAAGATTGACATCGTGGGCGGCAAACTTCAGTGGGCCAAGACCATCACCCACAAAAATGCGGATGGTGATTGGCCTAGCTGCACGTTTGGCTCTATCACTTGCAGTGCGGACATTGGCGCAAATGCAAAACTGCTGCTTCAGGCGTTGGGTATGATGCCTTATTCCAGCTCCGATCTGTGCGCAGGTCATACCTGTTGGTTCCGCAATAGCGATGAGGAGCGCGCTTTCTTTTCGGGTTGCGGCTGGCACAACCCCTCCAACGGCCTCGGCTCGTTCAACGGCAACAACCCGCGGTCCAACGTGGACGATGATATCGGTTTCCGCGCCGCTTTGCCTCCAAGCCAGATACTGCAAGCTCAAGGGCTTGCTCTCAGTGCAGAGGTGATAAAGGGGCTGGTTCCCTTGGTTGCATTTCGCGGCCTAAAAATATTAGCCTCGCAGTCTGCGTTCCGACGCTATAAGCGTACGGCGCACGCTGTTCGGCGACCTCAAGGAGTTGGATTTTTTGGAAAAGCACCGACACGTTTTCGAGCGTTTTGCAACGTTCGACAATTTGTATGACGGTTACCGTAAGGCAAGTAAAGACAGGCGTTATCAGGGATGTGTGCTTAGGTACACCGACCACCTTGAGGAAAATTTGATAAACTCGGTGAATCAGCTTCAATGGCATGAATATCATGTTGGCGAACTTCACCAATTTTATGAATACTACCCCAAGAAGCGCATCATCAGCAGCCTGCCGTTCTATGACCGAGTGATAAACTGCGGAGCCTACAATGTTCTGTGGCCTATCTATTTGAAGTCTATGTACGAGTACAGCTACGGAAGTATCGATGGACGAGGGCCTCTAAAGGCGGCTTTTGACATTCAGCAATGGATGCGAAACGCAGCAAGGATGAATGGAGATTGGCGGGTCGTCAAGCTTGACATTGCCAAATTCTTCTTTCGGATTCCTGTTGATGTTCAGCTGCGAGAACTTACTCGTCCGCTGGACGACCCAGATATGGTGTGGTTTCTTGAAACGGCCGTCCGGGCGGATGGTCGTCCGTTGGGGCTTCCTGTTGACTGCACCGACGTAACCACAGCTGAACGCATATCCGGTGTTGGGATGCAGTGTGGGTCAATCATAAGCCAGATGACTGGAAATGTTGTTCTCACGCCTCTGGATCACTACATCAAGCGCACAATGCACGTTCCGTACTATGCTCGGTTTATGGATGATATGCTTCTGCTGGTCGATGGAAAAAAGGCAGCTTGGGAGGCAGTGGAAGAGATTGACGGATATCTCCGTGAAAATCTCGGCTTGCAGCTCAACAATAAAACTGCCGTTATTCCTCTCGGCCATGCGGTCGAGTTCGTCGGCCGCAAAATTTCCCCTGAAAAAATTGAACTGCGGCGGCAGACTTCTCTCGGCATGAAGAAGCATCTTCGGTATGTCCGAGAGGCCTACGCCCGCGGCGAGGTTCCCCTTGAGTACGCCCTGAGCGTGATTCAGAGCTATCTGGGCTTGATGCAGGGCTGCAACAACGATGCCCTGCGAAATCAGATTCTGGAGGACTACGTTCTGGTTCGCCACTCACAAGATATGCTGGATGCAGCAGAATAAAACCGATTGGCAGCTTCACCCGCCGGGGTGTGGCTGCCTTTTTTGTACAGGAGGTTCAGATGGATCAGCCTATCACGCGAGCCGAGCATGAGGAGTTCAAGCGGCGGCTCGAAGAAGAAAACTCTCGTCAGGACAGACGGATTGCTCTGCTGGAAGAAAGCG